TCGGCTGCACGCTGCTCACGAACTGGACAAGGAAGTAGATATTTCGATCCGCTGCCAGAAAGGGCTGACTGCACAGGCTCACGCCGGTCACTGCCTGGAACGTCGGGGCGATTGTGCCCGTGAATACCACTGCGCAGTTCACCTGCTGCAGCGATGGCGTCGGGTTCGTTGTCTCCCACAGCACCAGCGCGTTGGCTGTCTGATACGGCATGCAGGTAAGGCGCGCAATGGCATTCGCTGACGCTGTCGCCAGAGGCAGAACGCCAGTCACCAGATCGTTGATGGATGTATCGAATACGAAGGCAAGCGCGTCGAACTGGAAGTTGTTCTCGACAACGGCCCCAATGAACACATGCGTGGTCGAAGCGGTGCCCATGGCACACGCGCACAGAGCAGTTACCGTAAGGCCGATCGGCAACGTCCCAGGGCTCGATGGCTGCCACGTTGTCGTGTTGATTGCCGTGACCACCAGGCTCGATCCCTGAGAGACCACTGCAACGAGGCTAGTCCCGACGTGGCACACGTCATAGATGGCCTCATTCGTTCCCTGCGTAATGGCCGGAACGATCGTTGTGGCATAGGCGCTGGGAACAGCCTGCGGGACGCTGGGGTTGATGAGCGCCACATATAGCTCGCCGCTTCTGGTGGTCGGATTGCTAGTGGACCCGTTCACGCCAACCAGGAAGACCGCGATAATGCTGCCGACAACGATGCACTTCGGCGCATAGGACCCAATCGTCAGGTTCGACACATAGCTAGGCAGAACCGACCGGAACAGGTCCGCCGTTTGGTAGTAGACGCTCTTGGACGCCTCATCGAGCACCTTGAGACCCACCGCGCCATTCAGCTCATAGGCAAAGACCGAAATCCCATTCAAGGAAGCCGTGTCTGAGTTGGTCGCGCCCATGGCGCCAGAGTAGATCTGCGTCTCTGTCGGAAGGATGTTCGGGATGGGCCCGCGATTGACCCACTTATCTAGAGACGGCGGCAGCGTGTAGAACTGCGACGGCCGACTATTGGGCACCGGTGCAGAGACAAGCCCAAGCTCATTATTGAACGAAACGAGCGACTGTCCATTGCGGACCACGCCACCGTATTCGGTACTTATCGCCGACGTGAGCGCGGTGTACCCGTTCCGCTTGTGCAGCTGCCCCAACGCACCCTTGTCAAACACCACGTTCTGCAGCTCGATAAACCTGTCGTTCCCCACGAGCACGGAGTTGTTCTCGAGATCAACCCCCGCCTGCAATGGGATGGAAACGACCTGTTTATCTAGGCCCATTAGTACCCAACACAGATGTAGTTGATAATCGTAGGTGACGATCCTCCGTTCTGAACTGTGATCCCTGTCGTGGATGTAGAACACGTAGATACCCATGCGGTGTTGATCGTGTTGTCCACAATCGAACAGTTGCAGATTGGCGCAACGGTAAAGTTTCGCGTCGAATCGCCTGAGCCTGAGAATGTGACCGTGTAGGACGTGTTCGCCGATGCCAGAGGAATGGATCCACCGCTAATCTTCGGGGACGCGGTAAACGAACTTCCTCCATCGAACGTGCTCAACGATGGCACCAACCCATTGCCGGTGTAAATCGGCAATGTTCCGGCATCGAGTGAGCCAACAATGACCCCATTCGTCCAAATCGGCCCACCATCGACAATCAACGGCTCGCCGATGATCGTCTTATAAGCCGCTATGTCCGTCTGAAAGTGGGGCAGCAGGATGTTTACGCCGGTGTATTGCCCCGAAAGCTCGAGGGTCGATGCATTCATGTCGAATGCGTACATCTCCGAGCCAGCATCGACAGCCTGCGCAATTAACTGTCCGTTGGCGTAAGTGAACAGATCGTTAAACTGCAGCCCATAGCCGGTTGTGATGGAAGTCGGTGTTGTGCCGGAACCGCCCGTGACATTCCAAACCGTTTTCCCGCCATCGTCCGTGTAATACTGAACGTTAGCCCCCGAATAGATGTTGTTCACGGTGATGTCGGGGAGGTTTGCCAAAACAGGCACCTGAATCGTTGCGAAATCGCCAGCGTCCGCGATGAATGTCCCTAGGTACGGATTGGACAGCCCACCCGATGGCCAGCTCGTGATGCAGCCGTTGCCGCTGATGCAATACTTAGCAGCGTATGCCTCTGCACCAGCATCCACGACAGCCGCCGCGAGCTCGCCTGTCGTCTGTAGTTTGAAGATGCCTGACGGAGTGGCTTTCAGAACGATATCGCCGCTCACGTCCTCATAGACAGACGACGTGTTGGTGATATCTAGCCCCACCTGGGCCCCCGAAACGACCATGATCCCGGCGTCGAACTGCGTCTCCGGGCAGTACATCACGCCGCCCGAGTAGTAGCAGCCTCCCGCACCAGGCCAGCTCGTCAGGCATGTTCCATTGAGGCAATACTGCGCAGCGTTGGACACGCCAAAGAATCCTGCGTCGACGACTTCCGTCTGCGCATAGCCCAGATTCGTCGACGTCGAATAGCACCACCAATAGGCGCCCTGATGTGGATTGCCGCTCGGAAACGCGTACAGCACACAGTCGAAATTAGGGGAATTGATGCCCAGGTCAGAGTAACCAAAATTAAGCGTCCCGCTGCTAGACGCTTCCATGATCATTCCATAGCCACCGTCAGGCCAATAGCCACCGGCGTCCCACATCGCTGCGGTGTTGTTGCCCAGGAAGATGTACGGATAGGACGAGACTGCGTAAAGCCCGTAGCTATCGATCTCCGACGCCAGCGGCGCACCAGCATCGAACGGGAACGGGAAGAAGAAGTTGGCGCCAGGAAACGACGTGCTGCCGTTGATCTCGAGCTGCTGATTCTCGGGGTTGATGTTCTGCGTCACCACCTGCCCGAAATAGCCAGAGTCAGCGCTGATCCCGGGGAATCCCTGGCCAGCCGTCAAAGCTGCAATGAGTGCGAAGGCATGCATTGATTCCTCAGGGGGAGATGGGGCCGAAAGCCTTCCATGTGCCGGGGGATCCTGCCGTGGTGCATACCCAGCCAACGATCCCGCCGGGGATGGGGTTGGAATTCCACACGATGGCTCCGAGTGCGTAGGGTCCACCTGTCGTTGGAAATGTCACATTCACAGTGAAGCTCGGCCCTGGCGGCGGATTGTTGGCGGAATAGACCAGCGAATCGATCAGCTCGAGATTCACGGCTTCGATGTACGGATAAGTGCCCGGGGTCGTGTTGTTCGTGGCTCCCGGCGTTGTCCCACCGACCGGAATCGTCAGCCCAAGATTTGGAGTCGTGGCCATCTCACCCGCCGTTGAAGAAGTAGAGTGGAACCTTCAACGCCGTGGTGAGCGCCGTCGGGCTATTCGCCGTCCCGTAAGCCAGCTGAAGAACGATCGTCCCTGCCGCCGGCACTGTCGGGCTGATAAACACCGTCGCCCCGGCTAGCGAGCTGAGGCCCGGTAGGCACGTAATACCCGCCGACGATGCGAGTTTGTGGCTCACGACGACGTCGGTATACGTTTTGACGAACGTCGCCGACACCAGCGTCCCGCTGAGCAGCGTATTGCCCAGAAATTGCTGGAACGCGCTGCTTATGTTCGACTGAATACGCTGCAGCAGCGAGTCGCCTGTTTGAATGGGCTGGAACGGTGTCACCAGCTACCCCCGCCGACACCCCAGCCACTGTCGCTACCCACGCCGCCATCCCAGCCATAGCCACCTGTTACGACCTCCGGATCCCCAGCCTGTCTATTGGACTTCTCTGCATCGATGCGCATCAGCATCGCCTGTCGCTGCGCCAATAGCGCACTGACGTCCATCTCTTGCTTCACTGCGCATTTGATCGCAGAGTCCAGGATGACGTAGTCCTCCCACCCAGCAATCCCGTCGAACGTCGTAGCGCAGAGCGAAAGCGGACAAGAGTAGGTCCATAGGATGCTATTGTCCTGTGTCGTCCCAGGCACGTTCCATGAAGGCGCCGTCCCGCCGCTGGTGCCGGCACTCAGCGCCGTGAACACCTGCTGCGTAGCGTTGCCAGTTGCTGGCGTAAGCGTCACCGTTACCTGCGCGCCCTGGGCATAGGCCGTGCTCGTCGCGTAAGCCGTGGGCAGCGTGGCGCACAGCAAAGGCGGCTCTGGAATGTATTGCAGCCGAATCGGGCCCGGGATGTTACCCGTGTTCGGCAGAAACGAGATGTTCTGCCCCTGCAGCTGGTAACTCAGGTTGATCCATCCCAGATACTGCTGCCCGCCACCGACGAAGCCCGGGCTCTGATTGCGCTGGTGGATGTTGTACGGCCGGATCGAACGCCACGTAATGCCGGAACTGTCTAGGCCAAGGTCTACGTTGACCAGCTTGTAGAAGTCCTGCGGCAGGGCATAGACGTAAGTGCCGGATACGATGGGCAGGAAGTAATCTGGCGCCCAATAGTAGTTGTCCCCATAGGCACTAACGAGAAGGCCGAAGAGCTCGCAGACCGACGCATTGAGGTAAGACGTCATCTCGACGTCTGTCACGTTGTCGTCTGCGTTCTGCCCGAAAGCGTTGTTCTGGCCGCCAAGATCCACGCGCTGACGCACCGCTAACGCCATTTGAGCTAGAGATTGTGCGCGCATTGGCTACTCCTCGGGCTCTTCGTCTTCCTCACCACCCTCGTGCGGCCCCTCTTCGTGCGGCGCGCCATCGCAGATAGTGAAAGCGTCGTGGAACGCCTTCGCCATCGCCATGTGGTCCTTGGCGTCGTAAGCGTCGCACCAGTCGGCCATGGCATCCTCGAGCCCAGGCGGCACGCCATCGCCATCAGGCGCAGCGTCGCCGCCCATATCGTCTTCCTTCTTTTTCTTGGCCAGAATCAGGAGCAGCGGGTTTTTCTTAGGTTCCATTAGTGCTCCTTACGGGATAGCCGAGAACGAAGGCTGATAGAGAACCTGCGTGTTGTCGTTGCTGGCCAGCAGCGACCAGTGGATGAACGAGCCCTGATTCGTCGGGCTGCCTGGCTGCGTGATGTCGGCCAGCGCATTCGTCTCGGTGTTCCAAACGTTGATAACGAACGTGTTGCCCGTGACTGCCCCGATGGTCGATGCCAGCGTCAGCGTCGACGCAGCCGGGTCAATCTGCAGACACGTGCGCAGGCTATTAATTTTGGCGATCGTTCCGGCCTTCCCGAAGTTACCAATCAGCGTGACGAGGAAGATCCCAGTGCCAGTGCGAGACACTGTCCAGCGAGACGATCCAACAGTCGCAGCCGTCGGAGTGCCAGAGCCAGCCGGCTTAATAGCCCCACCATACAGGCCCATTTGATTCTCATTCCCCTGCACAGGGAACGGGTATGAGTTGATGATCCCATTGTAGTAATTGGCCAGAGCCATGGGATTACTCCACCCCGCCCGCCGGGTATGACGTCCCGGAGGACTTCACGAAGAGAGAAAGGTTGATGATGTTCCCGGCATTCTCCGAGATGTCAGCCGCCGCACCCGTGCTCGCGTTCTGAACCAACAGAGTCACGGTCTGAGCGCCGGTGCCTGCACCCGTCACGTTGGCACCGGTGATCACACACTGGTAGGCAACGCCGCCCGGACTAGCCAGCTGCATCGTGGTCTGAGCGCTGACGAGTGCGCGAAATTGATTCGCAAGCGTCACGGTAAAAGCGCCGGTGCCGGTGCGCGTGACACTAGTCACACCCTGACCGCTCACGATAACCGGTGCGCTTGATCCCTGCGGCTGGAAGCTAATCCCGATCAGCTTCCCATCACGAACCATGCTCTTGAGGCTTGAAGGCCATGCAAAATTGGACACTTGGGACTCCTTTTACGCTTGAGGGGAAAACCAAAGTGAGGGGGCCAGCGGTAATCCCGCCGACCCCCTCAACCGTTCATTACCCGTTGGGGAGGAGCACAACCGCATTGTGCCCAGGAGCTCGCGAAGCAAGCTGGTAATAGGCTTTAAGTTGGTACTGAAATTGATTGGCATTCTGCAGACGCAGGAAATAGTTCCCAATGTCCGCTTCCTCGAGGTGAGGGATTTCGCCCTTCCCGAAGATTCCCCAGGTATCCTCTTCGAGCACGAATGCCGTCATGGCGCCGCTGTAGCCGGAGCTGGGCGGGTACGTGCTGTTGAGGAACGGCGCGCACTGGGGATCCGAAACGACGCGGATCATTCCGTGCGGGGTTGGCAGCTCGAGCTCCGAGAAGCCGAAGCTGCCGGTGTCCGACGGGCCCTCTCCCATCCGGCCTGGATACATACCCTGCGATTGCAGGCTCAGGCTGAGGTTGTAGAACGCCACCGGGTTGAGGATGATCATCGACGGCCGGGCGCTGACCTGGTGCAGCTGCGAGACCGCCAGGGTCAAAGCCTCGCGGATGCTGCCGAGGTTCAGACCCGCCGCAGTGGCATCGATCACCTGTCCGTAGGCGAAGCCGTTCTGATAGCGAGGAACGCTGAAGAAGCTGTCATTCGAAGCCGGCCCACCAGGCGGGCACCAAGCAAGGACGCCCTGCGGCACCGCGCTGTTGGCCGTCGTGAACGGGATCACGGACGAACCGTTACCCGTGCTCGAGAAGTCGCCGGCCATGTAGATCACATCGCCTGCTGCAATCGACGTCCAGATGGTGTTTAGCGCGATAGCAGTCGTTGCGCCAACACCGCTCAGCGTCATCTGGCCAGCGTTCGGGCCGGTGTAAATGACGTTGATCACCTGAGCGCAGCCAGTCACAACGCTGCCGAGCGTGGTGTTTGTGCCGGCCGTGCGCTGCGTTCCGCCAGGCGCCGAGGCCGTCTGAACCCAATCGCCCTTCTGGAAGCGCACCGCCGTGCTTGGATCCGCAAGCGTCAGCGTGGTCGAGGATACCGTCTGCGAGCTCGAGATCTGAGCCATCACGCCGGTGCCGTCGCCATAGCAATATGCCGCCATGAGCTGGGCAACGCGCCGCTTCTTGGTGTCGACTTCGAGCGTCAGGTCTGCAATGAACGCGTCGGAAGGCGACTCCGAAGCAACCATCGCTTCACCATCGATCAGGCCAACGCCGAAGGTAAGCGCGCGGGTGAGCTGGAAGGCCAGCGACGTGGCAGGCGATGCACCGCCGGCGCAAGCCGCGAAGTTCGTTCCAACGCCACCGCCAGAGCCCGTGATGAGCGGGATCGGGATGTTTGCGCCACCACTAGACGTGTCTGCACGCTCGAGAAGCTCCGTGACAAAAGGACCAGCCTCGATCATCACGTTCTCAACTTCATCTTTGGAAATATAGTGTTGCTTCAGAACAGCCGTAAGGCTTTGCAGAGATGACGGGGTAGGAATAGCCATTTAAACCTCAAAAGTTTAGTGCTTTTCGGCCTTCGCTTCGGCCATAAGCCTTGCGGCTTTGGCTAATTCGATGCGCTCTGGCCTACTAAGCATCCTGGCTTTGGGCTTGGGCTGAGCCGAAGCTTGTTCGCCAGGTGGAGTGGATGCGGACTGTCGCCGAAAAAACCCTGTCTTGGTGACGCCCTGCTTGGCAGCTTCGATCAACGCTGCCTTATCCTTCTCCAGCTTATCTTTTGCGGCTTGTTCCTCTTCCGCTTTCAGACGTTGCTGAATTTTCTTAGAGCTACGGTACTCCTCAAAAGACTCTTCCAACAGTGTGGATTCTACCGCTTCAAGGGCGAATGTAAATAGCTGGGAAGTGTTGAGCGGGTTGAACAGCTCAGCGATGTCTGCCGGTGTAGTGTCTTTCAGCTGGCCAGTTTTCGGATCACTGTGCTGCGCGTATGTGTCCTCAATGAGTTTCCAAGCGCGCTCCTGGCCGTTTTTACGCGAACAAAGCTCATACTTGTCTTTGTCGGAGTCGATCATCCGCTTCATTTGCTTCTGATTGTTATCGATGAACTGTTTCGTGTTCTCAGTGGCCTGCTGCTCACGCGTTCGGCGGTCGACCTCTTCGCGTTCGGCCTTCATCTTCATTTCGAACTTTTGAAGCTCGGCCTGGACAATCTGCTCCGGCGTGCGCTTGTCGCCCTGAATTTTCCGCTTGGCTAGCTCCTCGAAGCTCAGGCCCAATCGGCCCAAAAGTTCGTCAGGGTTTTCCTTGGCCAGTCGCTTGGCCTCTGCCAGCTCTGCCTTGGCGCGTTGTGCCTCTTGCAGTTCCGTGCGCTGGCTCTCGAGCCATTTCTCACGCTCGGCCTTCAGCTGCTCGCGTTCACGGTAAAGCTTGGCCTCATCGCGCTTGAGACGGGCTGCAGACTCAGCGCGGCGCTCGATATCCTTCTTCTTCTTTTCCTCTTCGGCCGGAGACGCTTCGGCAGTTAGCCCAAGCGGGGACTTGGCAACAGCAGGCGCGGCAGGTTCTGCCGGTTTTGCCGGTGCGGCAGGCTTGAGCGGATTGGCAGGGGCGGCGGGCGAAGCGGGAGCGGCAGGAGCAGCCTCAGGCATTTTGGGTGTCCTTCTTTTTTTTCTTCTTCCTTGAATTGTGCAGCGCTATCGCAATCGATTGCTTTTGCCCGTAGCCTGACTGCATGAGCTCCCGGATATTGTTGGATATGACAGCGCGGCTCTTACCCGGAGCTAATGGCATCACGCACCCTTGGGCTGTTGGAACGGCATCAGGTTGCTGACGGGCGGCGGCGCGCCTTTCGCCATAACCGGCGCAGGAGCTCCCGGTCCCGGGGGTGGAACTGCCGGCATCGGTGGCGGAGGCGGCTTAGCGCGGACCAGCCAATTGCGAAGCAGATCGATGCGCTCGGGAGGCGCGTCTTGGACAATCGCACGGTTCAGCTCTTTCGTTACGGTATCGACACAAGCCGGAAGGTTCGCAGCGCCATCGACAGGCATCGGCTTGCCCTCATGAAGCATCTGATAGACCAGCCAATCGGCGTAATCCTGGAACGCGTTCTCACGTTCCATCGTCGCGTCCAGGTCCGGGAACTGGAGCAGCTTCTTCCCATCCTGCGGGGAAATCAGCTGCGCCTGCATCATCTCCTGAACAGCCGCCAAGCGCCCTGACGGTGTGCGCGGCAAAGACGACACAGGGTAGGCCTTCAGCGTGTACTCATCGGACTCAAGCCGGATGTCCCGCCAATCAAGCTCTTTGACGAAGTTCTTACCCGTTACTTTGATGACGTATGACTTGTTGCCCCATACACGGCTGCCGCACGATACAATTCGCTTAGCAAGTTCCACGTGGAACTGCCCCCACTTCTCAGAGAGGACTGCGAAGCGGTTCTGCTGAATGTCGGCGTATTCGCGCTGGGCTGCACCACTATCGAGCCCCTGCGGTTTGTTGCCGGACGACATGAACGTCGAGACACCGCAGAACTGGTGCGCCGATTCAATGATCCACTCCTTGTAGGCTACGAAGTTGGGATGCGTCGCTGACCAGTTCAGAACCTGGATCGCCTGGTCCGCTGGCAGCATCCCCTCGAGGATGAGCCCCGACTTGCTTGACGTGGCGTGGTTCTTGTTCAGCTTCGCCGCGATGTTCATATACAGGCGCGGCAGACCGAACTGACTCCAGGCGTGAGCTTCTGCGTACTCTACGCGTGCCAGCGTCGTCTGATGGCCGTAAAGCAGCTCTCCAAGGCCACGGCCATAGTAACCAGTGGTCTTGTCTTCATATCTAATCACCGCGAACGGGAAGTCGTCATCGTCAAAGTCTTCGTCGACTAGCGTCACGCTATCGATGGCCAGAACGTGCCGCCCGTCGCCTGCGTCTTTGTAGCTGGGAAGCCGCCACGCCTCGTAGTAGGGGATTTGTCGTGACGCATAGAGATCGGACATGAAGCCCGTGGTGTTCAGGGCCGACGCATCCATGATCTCTTTCTTCTTGTTCGGGAAGCGCGCCGCGAGCATGTCCTTGTCGACGAGATCGATCTGGTACAGGCAGCGCGGCTTCTCGTCGCGGCCGTCATACATGTCCGTCCAGATGTTCCCGGGCCACACGTTATCGACGATGATGTTCTTATCGTTCGGGTTCGCCGAGACCTTGATGAAGCCGGTTCCGAACACCAGCGCGTCCTGTAGAGCTCGCGTAGAAGCTGACGGCACATCGCACTGATAGAAGATGCCATCGATGAACTGGTTCAGCAGCTGCGCCTTGTGCTGCAGCTCAAACGTGCCCTTGTTCGTCAGGAACGTTACGGCAGGTGAGCCAGGGGCCAGAAGCATGGCCTTGACGGTCGAGACCAGCTCATAGACCAGATTGTAGCTAGGCCCTTTGCGTGAGCCCATCCCCATCGTGCCGGAACCGATGCCGTTCGTGATGGTTCCGCTGCCCGCCATGATGTTCGGCGCGTACCTGCCGCCGCTCATGAAGTTCGAGCCTTCAAACAGCTGCTGACAGCGGTAGTTTCGCGTCGTGACGCCAAGCTGCAGCTGCTGAATGCTCCGAGCAGCTGCTACAACCTGGTCGCCAACGTCGCGATCGTTGGCCTGCCACCATAGCGCCGGGACTTTATCCTGCTTTACAGGCCGATAGCGTTTCGCGAAGCCGGTGCCCATAATTACTCCACGCCGATCCGGCGCTCGAAACCGGATTGCGGCCCAGTGAAATCACCCCGGCGTGTGCTCAAGGCTGTGGCCAGCCCGGAACCTCGGGTGCAGCCGGGAAATCGCTGCTGAAGTCGACCGGGTTCTCTGGATTCAGAAGATTCGAAGCGTCCACAACGCGCTCACCGTCAGGCGTGAGCTTCGGCTTAGGTGGCCGGCCGCGTTTACGCTTCACAGGCGTCCCAGGAGGCGTATACGGCGACGTTGGCTCGAGATCCGGAGCACCAGGGTCAGCCGGCAGCCCCAAATCCTCAGGCTCCATCTCAGCAACGTCCAGCTTCGGCGGCGTCGGCTGCAGTGTGAATTCAATATCGCCAAGCTTCAGTTGCAGAACGTCAGCAGCCCTGGCCACTTTCAGCAGCTTCTCGAGATATCCGAGGTCAATCACACCACTCCCCTTGAAGTAGCCGCCATCCATGGTCATCGCTTGATGGGCGGCAGCCCGTGGCCACGGCCGCCCTCCTGAATGCCTGGGGCTGGAGCAGCAGGCGCTGTGACAGCTGCCGGCTTCGTGTGTTCCTTAGCGTTCAGGTAGCCAATGCCGGCGCCTGCCAGTGTTCCGGCGGCAAGTACGCCAATGGCCACGGGTTTGTTCACCCGGATAATGTGCCACTGTGTACCTATACGGTCAAGGTGTACGTTTCGGTACTATTCCGGCCAGTCGAGCAGTTCGGGCGCTTCGGGATTTAGAAACTCTTCCTCGTCGAGCTCTTCCTGAGTCTGGAATTGCTTCACCGTTCGCTGCCACCGCTCTTCGTCTTCAACAGCAAGCCGTTCCGGGACACTAAGCGGAGGTGGCTCGGGCGTGTGCAGGAAACTATAGACATGACTGAATCCATAGACGAACGCATCCGCATAATCGCATGGATCCGCTTTGTTCTCGATTTGTGTGGCTTCATCGAAGCGCACCATTTGCAATTGATCCCGCAGGGCGCCTGTAGCGTCGCTTTTAAGAGCAATTCGATTGAGTCGGAACTGATCATTGATGATCCTCACCATGCCAGCCTTATAGCCAGGCGTTTTGGTTTTCCCGATCGCAGGAATGCGCCAGCGGTTCTGAAGCTCTTTCAGGTACCCAGCGCCTAGAGCTCCGTCATCCATGATGACAGTCAGCTCTGGAATGGTCCGATAGTATTTGTCTACGTTCTGACAGAATCCAGTCACGTCACGCCCGGGCAGGCCTTCCGCATTCACCACGTAGCAGGTGGGCGTCTGCATCGACCAGGCAATCAGCACAAACGCGGACAAATCTCTGGTTGCGCCAACATCCGCGCCGAGAGTGTACCTCCATGAGAAACCAGTTGGTAAGGATTGCACTTCGTTCTTGATGACCTGGAACCCTTCGAATAAGAGGCTTCGGTTGTCTTTTGTCCATTCCCCACACCATTCTGAGATGAATTCGGGTTCGGAGCCATTCCAACCATGTTGAGCTTTGACTGCCTTGATGAAGTCATCTTTATTCGCCCAGCCAGGATTGTCCGCCCAGCTCCAGCGAGTAGTGCTCCACCCGAGCTGGGAGTCCCGTTTCGTCACGTCAAAGAAGAAGCCGTTGCAGATTGTATCCGGAGTGCCGCAAAGCGCCAATGTGCCGCCGTGTCGGAACAGGCACGCATCGAGGACCTTCTCCAAAAGATATTTCAGAATCTCGGGCCGGAAGCCTTGTGCCTCGTCAATGATGATCAGCCGGCAGATCAAGCCACGAAAGCGATCCGCATCTTCTTGGTCTTGCGCCCCTGAGATGTACAGCACACTACCGTTTTCAAACGTCAGGCTCTGTTCGTTCTGATTGGCCTTTACTTTGATGTCAAAGCGGTTGAAGAACTGCCGGAACCGCTGCCAGATGACAGCTTTCGCCTGTTTCAGCGTGCGATTGATGTACACGCAGTTGCTATTCGGTGCCGACAGACACAGGTGAGTGAGATACGCGATGGCCGCTTCGGTCTTGCCCGCCTGCCGAGTGCACAACGCCGCTTTGAACTTGCTTTTGTCTTGTATGAACTGAAGCTGTGGCGGGCTCAGGCCATCGAATACGTTTTTGCCCTGATTGGCGTGCAGGATGCGTAGAAGGTCTTCTACCGTTGCCATGTCCAGATCCGTTGGCCTGCCCTAGTCATAGCAGTGTAACGGCTCTCAGGCGTGAATCCCAAGCCACGCAATAGAAACTTGGCATAGTCGCGGTCACGGAAGTTCTGCTTCACGTAGACGTAATTCACGACGCCAGGAAGCCCGTGCATCCAGCCGATGAGGAAGTCAGGCGTCTCCTCGTCGTACAGAACAACAGGCGGCACGGCCTCGAGCTGCCTGCCGATGAACGGCTTTAGGTCCGCGTCTAGCACCCCATGCGTCAGCAGCCGCGCCCGGTATTCCTTCTCCTGCTGCGCGGCTAGCAGGCTCTGCAGCCGCTTCTCTTGTGGCGTGTTGGTGCCGGTCCAGTTCTCGAGCTGGTGCTCAATGCTGTCGATGTAGCGCTGCGCGATAGCCCTGTGACGCGCTGAGCGCTTGGCTGCGACTGCGGCGTGCTCAGATAGGGGTAGCAGCGCGCCTTGCTTGATGAATGCGTCTTTTGCTGACGTGAGCCACGAAGCCGCGACGAATTTGAGATCTAGCGGCAGCGCCCAGCGGAAGCCGATGCCTGCTCGTGAGAGCTCTTCGGGGACTTCGGGCGGATGAAACGCAGTCATTCGGTGGAGGCACCGAACCGCTTCAGTCAGCGAATCCAAGCTCTGCAGTGTAGTCCCCGCCCTTGCTCTTGAAGATGAATGTGGCCCCATGCCCATCTTGGCGTGCCACGCTGCATGTGTAGGGCGCAGTCACGCGCTGCATGGTCAGCGAGCCAACAGCTTGCCCGGGCTTGATCAGGTTCAAGGCTTCGACGAAGGCCATGCATTCCGAGAACGCTCCGACGAAGGCGAGCTTGTCCAGCTTCTTCCCCGCGTGCTCGAGCAGCGTAACTTTGTATGGGCTCACTGTTTGTTGTTCCTGTCTAGCTTTCGCTTGTAAAAAGGCGACGTCGTGTCCTGGGGGAGTCTTGTCTTCGACCACTTCTCGTGGAACAGGTCCCACTGTTTTCGCCATTTCGGATCCAGTCTGTTTCTAGCGTTGGCCATCAGCTCGTCTTCGATGAACTGCTGGTATTCGATCTTCGCGCGCTCTTCCTGTGCCCGCTTTCGCATGCGAGCGTATTCGGCGTCTAGGAATTCTTCGCGCTTAGATTTCATTGCACGTTGCGCCGCTCGAGGTCAGCGATGCGCTGCTTCTGCTGCTCGAGCTCTTCGACGATCTTCTCGATGCCAGCGACTAAAGGCCCAGCGGCCTTAAACACCAGCTCGGCGATCTTCTCGTGGATCTCTTTGTCGGTCATAGCTTGAACATCCTCCGCGCCTGCAGATGTTTTTGATACAGTCGCCGCCCACGCCATGCCGCGTGCTGACGCGTAATCCAGTTAATGCCCAACAGTGTTTTAATTGTCGGCCACACAGTGTTAACCGGCGGCATCCCTAACTGTTGTCTAACAGTGTTAGGCTGTGCGTCGATTGTATATGTCAGCCAAGCTGAACCAGGCGCCGGCGTCGTGAGCACTGTCGTCTTGCCCTTAGGTGCAGGTCCTACGTGATGCACGGTGTGCCCGCTAGTCTCGCGCATGAATTCCTCGAGCGTCATTCATCACCCGGCTCGTCAGGAGGCGGCGGCGGCAGCGTCAAGGTCTGCGGCATGAGCTGCTTGGAAGCCGTCATGACCTGATCCCATGTCGCGGGGTCTAACCGAGCCTGCAGCAGCTGAAGGAACTGAACGGCAAGTTGCAGGTTATCACCGTTGCCCTCAGGTTTCTTCACAGGCTTCACACCGTGGCCCTGACGGATGATTTCGATCAGCAGCTGGGGGGACTGCTCAGCCATTGCTCGGGCGTAGATTTCGTCACGATTCGCCGCAACGAAGTCACGGCACGCTGCACGCCAACCAGAAACAGGCTTGCCGGCGGGATTCCCTGACTGCCCCTTCTGCCAGCGATGTGGTCCTGGTTTGGTCTTGGGTACATCTGACACAACTATCTCGCCCAACACGTGGTAATTACTTAAGTTCTGCGGTGTCCCCGGCAACAGAAGCCTGGGGCGGTGTGGGGGCGGATGCGGCGGGCTCGGAAACGGAGTCGATTACCGCGTCGAGCCCGTCGATGGCGGTGTCTAGCGTGTCGGCAGTGGCGCCGAGAACGACGGCAGCGGCGGCCGCGTCTTTGAGAATCGTGCCGGCCACGGGGATGGCCTCGGCGATCTTCGCGAGGATGCCCGCATCGAGCTTGTTGATCTCTGCGACGATGCCGTCGATGGCGGTGCGGATTTTGTCGGCCTCAGCCCTGACAGCATCGGCGGCGGGCTTGATTTTGGCGAGAGCTGCGGTGATGTCATCCACGGGGGCTCCTGGCTTAAGTGGGCCAAGCATACCGAGGCGTCTGACGAAGTCAACACGTATTCGTGCCGCCCGGGACCGTGAAGTGGGTGAAACTGTGACTGCGTCGGAACCCACCGCTCAGACACCCCGTCAAGATTCCAAAATTGAGCGCTGTTGCATTTTTTTAACGACCGAGGGGATACATGGCTGAAAGAGATTTAAATTCGACTGGCGTCGATTTAGGCCCATTAGGCGAGAACACCTTTCTCGCAATGGTTGAAACTGCACCTGTAACGTCCTGGGGCGCATCGGGGTGGTTCCTCGCGAGCTCGAGAGCAAGGGCAAGATCCAACCCTTGGCCGTAGTCGTACCACGACAGCCCACAGCATTTGCAGGCCACCTTTGCCACAGGTGTGATCATGTCCGCCACGTATTCCTCGAACGTCATTTTTTTGACACTCCCCGACCTACTTACTTACCTCGCGTTTTCCCTACGCGTTCCTTTTTCTATTATTATATATATATATATATATATATATATAAATAGGATAAGGAGTATAAGTATAATGATTCAAGTATGGGTGTTTGTTAGTTGTTTTTTTCCCTGGCTAACCTTCTGGACCAACCTTCGCCGGGCTCCCAAGGATAATGACGAACGCCGTCTATCATCGTTTGTGGCAATTTTACCCAGCCTAAATGCCTTAAAATGTCGGCGATCCTCATTTCGTCCCTCTTTGACTGCTTATCATCTGGCACTCCGATGGTGCTCAATCCGGCGTTTGTAGTGACCAGGGTTGGCTCCTTAATGAGCCATGCCTCTATCTTCTCTGACCAAGGATCTGACTCCATGAGCTTGGCGGCCTCGAGTTTCAAGGCATCCTTGTCCATGGTTTCGTCCGGGAAGAACTTTTCCCCGCTCTCCCAGGCTGCCACGGCTTCGGCCCAAAGCTGATCACGGAACTGGGCGATGATCTCGAGATCGATCTCTTTGTTGATATGGATCGGGTGCGTTCGCCTATTACCGGTCGCGTCTGTTAGGAATTGGCGTTCATTCGTCGTTCCAACAAATACACATGATCGTGGCCGGCTGACTTCTCCCCCATCGCGTCCACCTCCGAACGGAATGAAATTGTCGGTGGGACTGCCAAGAAACTGTTTGATCTCGTGGCCTCTTTTACTCCTAAAGCTCTTGAGCTCGGCAATCTCGTGGACCCAGAACCTATTGAGCATGGATAGCGCCCGCTTGGGATCATTTAGATCCAGTTCTGTGTCGCTAACCCAAGGGTCGCAAAGGGCTTTTATCGATCTAGACTTGTTAACATCCTCGTTTCCTATCAGCACCAGGAAGTGATCGTGCTTCGATCCTGGCTTCATGGCCCTGGCGACAGCCCCAATGAAGAACCAGCGGAGCAGCTTTAGCGCTAGAGGGTCGGTCTGGTGAAAGGCTTTGCGTGCCACGATATCGATGGCCGACGGCAGTTCCTGGACCCACGTCAGCCCACTCAGGTACTCGCGCACCGGGTGGTACGGGTTCTCACTGGCGAGCACGTCGAAGGCTTCGTGAGATGTCTCATTGGGTAGTTGGATCAGTTTGGACTTGCGACCGTCCGTGCCGCGGATCTTGAGCTCAACGGTTTCGCGCCACCTAACAACGTCAGCCCTGAGTAGGGGCTTGCGGTTGAACTCAACTCGCTCGGTGAGCTCGTTCAGTTCGATCTCCCCGGGCCCGAGCGTCAGTTCACGCAGCGCCGGGTCCCTCAGTATGCGACACGCAGACGCCAGCGACTTAGTCAGCCCCGGGACGACGTGATAGGACCTGGTCCTATTACCACCGCCCTGGATGACCGACAGGTTCGGGGGTGCGTCGGAATCGTCCGGTGGTGGTGGGTCATTTAAGCCGGGGGGTGCATACTCATCACCCGGCGGAGGCGGCGGAGGCGGCATTTCCATGTAAGTGGGTCCCCAAAATAAATCTGCCCCCCACCGGGGCGGCCGGTGGGAGGCAGTGGATTTAGGCTAGGCCCTATCCAAACAGGTTTGAGATCGTGGCCGAGCCGCCCGCTGGCATTACGCATCTGTACCCAACGGGGCCGCTACTCGTCAAGTGCCTCGAGCACGTCGCTGACGCTGCGGGCGATTACGTAGACGCCGCCGGCGCGTTCGACGGCTTGCTGGAACAGCTTCTGGCGCTGTGACTGCCGGCCCGTTTCGGTCTTGGCCTCGATCGCTATGTAGCGGCCTTGGTGTATGGCGAGGATGTCGGGGTGGCCGTTGGGCAGGCTGCGCACCTGCTTCCGGCCGCGCTTGGCGACTACCACGTTGCAGCGGTAGACGAGCACGTCGGGGCGGGAGCCGAGCTCGACTAGGATCGCTCTCACTACAGCGCCTTCAGCCATTGCTTATCCTTGCCGACCAGTTCCCTCCATATACCCCAGGGCATCGGCTCTTGAGGGAACTTTTCTTTGTAGCGATGGACCACGTACCCGGGCTTTCTGCCCATAGCACGGGCCTCGAGCATCCATGCCCGGAACATGTCGCGAGGCGAGCCTTGGCCGATCGGGCGGGCCACTGCGTTCTCGACGACCAGCTTGGTGACCTTCTTGACCCGCTCGGCCCCGCAGTTCGGACACACGTCGCCCTCGAAGATGGCGTAGCACTGGGCGCAGGTGTGCAGCGGCAGCTCCTCAGCCGCGGTTAGGTCCTTCGCCACCTTGTCGCGGTCCTTCTGTAGCGAGTAGTCTCGATCCTGCTCTGGCAGCCCGTGGCGGCGTAGCAACTTGGAGTGGTCGTGGATACGGGCCAGAGCTTTGCCGGGCGCGGGGCGCATGATTCTGCCGACCATCTGCAGGTAGAGGGATGTGGACATCGTCGGCCGGCACAGCAGCGCCGTCTCGAGGTCGGGGATGTCCACGCCCTCGGTCAGGATCGTCACGTTGCACAGCACGCGCGTCTCGCCTGAGCGTAGGCGCTCGAGGATGGCAGAACGCTCGGCCAGCGGCGTCTTGAAGTCCAAGTGCTCGGCTTTGACGCCAACGCTCTGGAACTCTGCGCACAGGCGCATGCTGTGCTCGATGTCTACGGCGAAGACGATCGTGCGGCTGCCGGCGCAGTGCTTGACCCACTGTTCGACGACATTGCCGAGGATCGTCTTGGTGCTCATGGCCATCGAGAGCGACCTGGTGTCGAAGTCGCCGTTGACGATCTTGATGTCCGTGAGGTCGGCCGTTACGTACTCAAAGCCCGTGTAGCGACACAGGTGCCCCGCGTCCATCAGCTCACGCGGTTTGGCTGCGACCACTAACGAGTCGAACCACTCGCCCAGGCCTTTACCGTCCAGGCGGAACGGTGTTGCGGTTAACCCGACGATCGGCGCTCCGACGTCGAAGAGATCGCGATAACTTATAGATTGAGAATGATGCGCTTCATCGATGATGATCAGGTCCGCAGCTGGCATATGCCGCCGGTTAAGCGTCTGAATGCTCGCCAGCTGCACAGAGTGGTCTGTGCGCGGATGGCCGGCCATGATCACGCCGTGCGGGATGTGGGCGAAGCGCTTCGATGTCTGCTCGATGATCTCACGACGGTGCACGACGAACAGCACGCGGCCGCCGCGCTCGATCAGGTGCTGGGCGATAACGCTCTTGCCTGAACCTGTAGGGGAAACGAGCAGAACTCTGGCCTTACCAGCGGCCAGCTCAGCGAGGATGCTATCCACCGCCGTTTGCTGGTAGTCCCTAAGCATCGCGTGACTTCTTCCTCTGCGCCGCATTGTGCCCGGCGATAGCGCCGAGGATCTCATAGACGAGCGGTACGATGAGCATCATCGCGAAGATCCATTGCATGGTTGGTCCTTTCACTTGATTCCCCCGTTCCTCAGCATGAGTTTCTTCCTCGCTTCGGGTTCCATGGCGTCCATGGTGTGCATCTCTTTGAGCGCGCATTTCGCGCAGACGTCCCTGTCTGGGCCTGAGATGGTCCATGACATCCGGATGCTCGCGGGCCTGCCACAGGTGCCGCAGACTGCCGGCGTAACCCGTTTATTGAACCCTTTTGGCATCAGACCTCCGGCGCTTTCGTTCGTTTAGTTTGTGTATTTCCGCATGGATACGGCATCTAGACTGCCCTTCGACGGCATTTCGTTGGCAGCCTAGCCAGGTGCATTTTCGTTTGGGCATGCACCGATGTATATCCGATGTTGACAGCGAACGCAATCGGGTGTATATTCACATCGCCGGCATTCCGGCCGGTTCTAGGAGGTACCAAATGAAGATGGACCACAAGGATGATCGTTACGCCGACGCCTGGGAGCGCTTCTGCGAGGAGGAAGTGGACGTGCCACTGGCGCGTTGGCAGGTGATGGAAATCATTGAGCTGACCAGGGCCCACGGCACGCCATCGGCGAAATCGTTGATCCCGGACCTGGAGGAATTCACCGAAATGCCCGACAGCGGGACCGGGATGGACTGCGAGCCGGATGGGGACGAGCGATGAACGTCTTTTTCTACGAGGCCCTCTTGATCACTAAAGCCAATGCCCTTTTCCAGGGCGAAGCGCTAAAATTCCAAAACGTCGCGACAGGTGCAGGAGACGCGAAAGCGGACCTCCCCCCGGCGCCGGTCGGAAGCGTGGCGCCTCAGCACGTGCGGCAGAACTGGGGCAATTTCTATGACGCATGCGTCCGGCTGGATCGCTACCTGCGAGACCAGGGGGATCAACAGCCGTTCGAGGACTGGCTTTATATCCGTAAATTCCTGGAGGGAATCAAATGAGCGAGTCTCTGGAAGATGTAGCCAAGGCAAAGGCTGAGGCCGCGGCCCTGGCAAAGGCCAAAAGGGACGCCTTTGCCAGGGCGTGGGAGGCCTCAATGAGCATTTACGATCCGCACAACATCGAATCCGCAGTGACCCTGGCAGCCATGCTGGCTAAATCGCAGATCCTCCCGCGGCATCTGCACGGGAAGCCGGCTGACGTGCTGGCCATAATGATTAAGGGGCGAGAGCTCGGAATCTCGACCATGAAGGCGCTGTCTGGAATGTACTGCATCAATGGCAAAGTCGAGCTCGATGCTGCGACCCTGGCGGGCGTGGTCATGTCGCGAACCGACCTGTGCGAGTATTTGACGCTCATCGAGAGCACTGACAAGGTGGCAACCTATGAAACTAAGCGAAAAGGGAGTCCGAAGTCTGTTGTAATGGGCTTCACGATGGTCCAGGCAGAACGGGCTGGTTTACTTCGTAATGATGTTTGGCGAAAATTCCCTGAGGCGATGCTTCGCGCAAGAGCCATCTCTGTTGTCGCCAGAGCTGTTTACCCTGATCTTGCCGCAGGTCTATACGTCCAAGGAGAGATTGGAGGCGATGATCCAAAATACGTACCTGCCACGAGCCAAGTCGAGGCGAAACCCACCCGCCCCGCTTTCCCCGTCACTGACGCAGACTTCGAAGTCATCCGCGAGAGCCTCAAAACGCCGCCGGTCGCGGAAGACGAAGTAGCGGAACCCGCACCGGCAGCCAGGGGCACGTGGACGGATTCGGAGCCTGACTTCAGCCCTGACGACAAGATCAGCGCCGAGGCTGCGCGGGAGAATCAGTTCGCGGGAGTGAAGATGTCAAGCGGGCCCCTGAAGGGGCAGTTCGTCAGCGCTCAGCCGCTGGCGTGGCTGGTGAAGGCCGCCAAGCACCTGCAGACGATCGTCGACCTGGCCACAGAGTCCGGGCAGCCGCAGAAGGTGGGCAATATCAAGATGCTCGAGGCGCTGGCGTACTACATTGAGAAGAAGAGCGCAGAGGACTACACGGACGCGGAAATTAACGCAGCACAGGAGGAGACGAAATGACAACGCGACGCCAGGGCGATGTGTTCATCCGTAGTCTGACGAAGGCTGCGGCCGAGAAGCTCAAGGCTGGCATGAAGGAGATCCCGCGTGACAAGGGGCGGGTGGTGCTGGCCTACGGAGAGGTGACCGGGCACAGTCACGCCATTTCTGAGCAGGCTGTTAGGTTTCTCACGAACGATGCAGCGCTTCGGATTCTAGAGATCCGAGAGCCGGCGACACTCCGTCATGAGGAGCATCGCGCCTTCGAGCTTCCGGTCGGCGATTATGAGGTGACCATTCAAAGGGAGTGGCACCGTAAATCCATCTTCACCGTAGCGGATTAGCCATGGCCAATAAAAAACGGTACGAATTAACGGAAGAACATCGTTCGCAATTTGAACCGTGGGCAAGGCGCTGGATCGCCAATGCAATGAACACGAAGCCGCTCACGGCTGACGAGAAGCAGCGAGTTCACGCGGCAATCAAGGGGCTATACGAGGCGGCTGGCCTGAAGCCACCGCCGGACGAGCGGATCATTTTCGTCCCGTCGCCAGCCGTGGCCAGGTTCGCAGGCGGATTCGCTGCCTGGGTTTGGTACACGAGGAAGCATGGAGTGGACGCCGCTACGTACGCCGCTACGGCCGCCGCTACGGTCGACGCTACGGTCGCCGCTACGGCCGACGCTACGGACGCCGCTACGGCCGCCGCTACGGCCGACGCTACGTACGACGCTACGGTCGCCGCTACGGCCGACGCTACGTACGACGCTACGTACGCCGCTACGAACGCCGCTACGCGCGCCGCTACGGACGCCGCTACGAACGCCGCTACGCGCGCCGCTACGAACGACGCTACGCGCGCCGCTACGGTCGCCGCTACGGACGCCGCTACGAACGACGCTACGCGCGCCGCTACGGTCGCCGCTACGTACGCCGCTACGTACGACGCTACGGTCGCCGCTACGGTCGCCGCTACGCGCGCCGCTACGTACGCCGCTACGAACGCCGCTACGCGCGCCGCTACGGCCGCCGCTACGGCCGACGCTACGTACGCCGCTACGGTCGACGCTACGGTCGCCGCTACGCGCGCCGCTACGGACGCCGCTACGTACGCCGCTACGTACGCCGCTACGGTCGCCGCTACGGCCGCCGCTACGAACGCCGCTACGGTCGACGCTACGGTCGCCGCTACGGCCGCCGCTACGGTCGACGCTACGGTCGCCGCTACGTACGCCGCTACGCGCGCCGCTACGGACGACGCTACGCGCGCCGCTACGGCCGACGCTACGGCCGACGCTACGTACGCCGCTACGGACGCCGCTACGCGCGACGCTACATACGCCGCTACGTACGCCGCTACGAACGCCGCTACGCGCGCCGCTACGGCCGACGCTACGCACGACGCTACGGCCGCCGCTACGCGTGCCGCTACGGACGCCGCTACGGCCGCCGCTACGGCCGCCGCTACGGCCGACGCTACGTACGCCGCTACGAACGCCGCTACGGACGACGCTACGGTCGCCGCTACGTACGCCGCTACGTACGCCGCTACGTACGACGCTACGCGCGCCGCTACGGCCGCCGCTACGGACGACGCTACGCACGCCGCTACGAACGACGCTACGCGCGCCGCTACGGTCGCCGCTACGGACGCCGCTACGCGCGACGCTACGGCCGCCGCTACGTACGCCGCTACGGACGCCGCTACGGACGCCGCTACGCGCGACGCTACGGTCGACGCTACGGACGCCGCTAGCGGCACCCGCGATCTTTCCCGCTGGTACGTGATCGATGATCTTGTTCCATTGTCTGAGAAGTTCGGCGGAAAACAGGCTCTTGAATGCGCCTACCTTGCCTATCGGATGTGGAACGGCGGAAACCAGTGGTCGGCGTGGCCCGCGTTCCTGTCGTTCTTCAGGCATGTGGCAAAGCTCGCTCTGGACTACAGCAAGTGGGATCACTATGAGGTCGCGGCAATCGCTGGCCATCGCGTGATGCACCCGGATTTTTGTTTGGTTTCGGACAGGCCCGAGATCCTTACCGTGGACTCCGAGAACCGACCGCACGGGGAAAACGGCCCGTTCTGTAGGTGGCGCGATGGCTTCGCATTGTATTCCTGGCACGGAAATAGGATCCCCGCCTGGATGATTGAGCACAAGGAACGGATCACTCCGGAGCTAATCGACGCAGAGAATAATACTGAGATCCGGCGCGCCATGACTGAGATCTACGGCGAGGCCCGCTACATGCAGGATTCTGGGGCTGAGATCATTCACCGTGATGAGTTCGGCGAGCTGATGCGAAAGGAGATCCCTGGGGACGAGCCACTCGTGATGGTGCGCGTGAAAAACTCAACGCAGGAGCCTGACGGGAGCTTCAAGACGTATTTCTTGCCCGTGCACCCGGAATTGCGGCCGCTGTTGCCAGGCGGGGAGCTGGGCGAGCCTCAGGAACTGACGGCAAAGGCGGCAGTCGCCTCGACGTTTGGTTTGCGCGCCGAGGAGTATGACCCGGTGATTGAGACATGATGAGCGCCCCAAGCGCATGGCAGATCGCCCTCGGGAAGGCTGCGGCGTCGAGGACCCCAGATGAATTCCGAGACGTGCTGCTTTCTATTGCGAGAAGCGCTAAGCAGTAGCCGGAGGCACGATCACGCAAAGCACCTTGTGCTGGGCGATGATCTCCCTCACCCGCCTAGAGCAGACGATGCACCCATCTGACGCGGTGTGATTCTGCTGTGGGTTGTCGCCGTGGCAATAGAAATCACCCCTGCCCCACATCTCATTGGTCGGATCTGGCGTGAGCGGAATCGAAAACTCACCCGTCGACTGTAGTCGGTCTTCCGGCGTCCCGATCATATACATGCCCGGGGGAAGCGGCCCCTCACCGTGCTGGTCGATGGCGTCAGGATTGTTCATCCACACGCCGTGACCAGCGTAGCCAGTGCCCAGGGTCAGCGTCTCGCCTGTGTCATCGTCTATCGAGCTGATCTTGCCTGTGGGGATCTCGTAGACGATCATCGATTGCCTCCTGAAGAATGCGGCGTGCACTGATGGGACTGGCTTCCGGCTTCCCCTTTTGCCTTTCGTCCTTGTAGCCCTTGCAGAACAGGCAGCCGTTGCGTTGGTGCTTGGGGCGTCGGCGCTTGAAGTTCATTCCTCATCCCTCCGGCGCCGAGCCTCAAACTCCTCCGGGCTGAGCGGACGCATCCCGGAACGTGACTGTGGTGAGCGCTGCACCACCTGCGTTGGGGCGTCCAGGATCCCATTCCGTAGCATGGCGTCGCGCATGTCATTAACCACGCTCTCAATGTGGTCGAACCGCCGGTGCATCCCGACCACGCTCTTCTGCTGGACGGCGTTATGGACCAGCCAGCCAACGAATCCCACCGCAGCGGGAACCAGGATCAGGCCAACGGCTTCGACGATGAGGAGGGCGCTCTCGGTGGTCATGCTAGCCCCTGGTCATTTTCGTGATCCCTCATCAGGGAGAACATCATGTCGCTCAAGTGCAGCTCGTCCCGTCCCTGATCGGCACACATCCGCACCCCGACGGTAAACAGCAGAGCAGCGGCGGACTTCTCGTCCCCACCAGTAAGTTTCAGCGCTGATTGGATCAGCTCCGTTACCCGTCGGCAGTATTCCAGCTCCCGTTCCGTTAGAGTGTTCATTAGCCACGGCGCCTCCTACCGAGCTGGGGTGAGGTCGATGTAGTAGTAACCGCCGAGGGTAGGGGCAGGCCCGAAACTGGCCGGGAGGCTGATCTTGAACTGAATCGTCCCCTGATTCGTGACTGCCTGGTAGGCCGCATCCTGAGATGCTTGGCTCTGACGCAACGTAACCACGTAGCTAACGCTGGAACCGGCATCGCCGATCCCGTAGCTCGAGATCGTCTCGACGTTCACGCATTGATAGATAAGCGCGTGAGGGTTAACGCCACCGTCGCCGATGGTTCCAAGTGCCAAGTATGCTGCCAAAACGAGAGCGTGCATTGTGTCCTCCTAGCAGCAAGAGCCGCTACAACAGTTTGTGAATCCAATCGTCGTACAATTGTTGCCACACGAGCCGCAGTTGTAGGGGTCGGTGTTGCTGTCTGAGCATGTCGCGTTGCAGCACTGATTGTCTTCGTAGTTCGAGCAAGGGTTGTCGCACTCGCCGCAGTTGAAGACGTCGGTGTTCCCGTTCACGCAAGAGCCAGAGCAGCAAAGGTCATCGCCCTCGTTGTAACAGTTGTTTCCGCAACCGCCGCAGTTGGTGGGACTGCTGGATGTATCGGTGCACTCGCCACCGCAGCATGGCTCACTGGTGCAGAATGTTCCGCAACCGCCGCAGTTATCTGGGTCCGTGTTGGTGTTTGAGCAGCTCCAGTAACTACCAAAATAGCAGCACGCGTTATCGCCTTCGCTCAAGCAGTCATTTCCACAACCACCGCAGTTTGCAATCGTATTGGCGCACTGCCCATCACCGTCGACTACGCAGCAATAAGGGGTTTGCGCCTCATAGGGACACGAGTAGCCACAAGACCCGCAGTTGTTCGGGTCCATTGATGTATCGATGCATTCCTCGCCAGAGCAAACGGTGACCGGCGGGTAAGGCCCGCAACACATGCCGTAAAGACACGCCCACTCCCCCGAGCCGCAGTTGTAACCGCACGTCCCGCAGTTGTTGGGGTCTTGCTCGGTGTTGGTGCAAGTCCCGTTGCAACATGTGTTGGTGTTGCAGATGTTGCTGCAAGTCCCGCAGTTGTTGTCGTCAGTGAGCTGATCGACGCAGCTACCCCCGCAGCAGATCTCCTGTGCGATGGCACCTGCGTCATCCGTGATTTCGGGACAGACGTTTCCGCATCCGCCACAGTTGTCGTTGTCGTACTGCGTATTGACGCAATTGCCGTAACCGCCCGCGTCGTAGCAGTAGGTCGGTGCGCCCGTCGCAGAACAGCACTGGCCATTGACGCAACCGTCTTGGTATCCGCTGCAGTAGATACCGCATCCACCGCAGTTGTAGTTATTGGTAAGGCTATTCGAGCATCCGCTGCTGGGGCAGCATTGATTCTGCTGACCCCCATCGTAATATCCTGCGTCAAAGCAGTTGCTGCCACACGTCAGGCAGTTGAGCGGGTCGGTGGCCGTGTTGGTGCAGTCACCAGCGCAACACGTCGCGCCACCGCCAGCATCGCAGAAGACCCCGCATCCCCCGCAATTGTTCGTATCGGTCGCGGTGTTGATGCACATGAAATCAAAGCCGCAACGACCGTTTGGGCATTCGGTGAAGTAGGTGTCGCCGCCATCGTAGGACACCCACCCGCAGTCACTGAACCCCGCGTCGCACTCGCAATCGTTTGCGGTGCAACTTGCCCCGAAGTCGCAAGCCACACCGCATCCAGCGCAGTTGTCGGATGTGTTCAGCGGGACGCACCCGCTCGTCGGAGTGCACTGGTAGCTACCCTCGGGGCAGCACATGCTAGCCTGCTGCGAGATGTAGCCTGGTGGCCCGATGGCCAATAGCAGAGCAAGGATCATCGAATCCCGTTGGAAGGCGTGCCGGCGTCAGGTGAATTTTGCTCCTGACCTGGCGTAGCAACGCACCAGACTTTGGTTCCGGCGCCCCATTGCACGCATTGATTGCTGGGAAGCATCGTGCCGACATTCGTGCCGGCATCGATGGCGAACTGACCGCTAAGGGCCGGCGTCTGCCCATACCAGATGGGGTTGCTGCCATTGTTGCAGAACTGCGCCGAGGAATAGCCGCTAATACACCCGATCTGCGTCCCATAGCCCTGGCATAGCGTCATGCAGCTCGAGCCGGCATCCTGGCCGTTTTCGACGTATACCGGCAGAGTGCCGCCGCTATTGCCGCCGTCACCATTGCCGATCTGGGATGACAGAATCAGCCGCCCATACTGGTCCACCGCAACGGGTACGTTGTTGCCGGCGTCGACCTGGCCAACCATCAGGTTCGGAGGTGAATTGTTCCAGGGGTTAGTGGCTAGCAGCCAGGCCGCGACGAGCTTCCACATGGCTATTGCCCAACACGCGCTTTGATGAAGCTGACTTGCCCGGTGCCAGTCGATGCCAAAGCGTGCACCACAAGGCCGGGGGCGAGCCGGATGGGCTGGTGCGGGAAGGTGGATGTCACCGGGATCAGAGCGTTGGCGCTGGTCGCAGCGGCACCGGTGTTGATGTAAGCCGGCTCGCCAGCCACAACAAAATACCACCATGAGCTCTGATCCGTCATTTGCCCGGAATTGCCCTGAGCCGGGATGGTCCCGCTGGCATCCGTGCCGGACGTGGCAATCACTACAGTCGTGGTGAAATCAGGCGTGAACAGTGAAAGCGAAGCCATTGTTGTCTCCTATTGCCCAACCCGGGCACGAACCAAAGAAACCTGACCCTGTACCGAAGTCCCCAGGGCATGGACAACCGTTCCCGGGACTATCCTTACCGGAAGCGAAAGCATACCCTGGGGGATTAGAGCGCAGCTGCCGTCATTGAGCGCTGCACTGTTGTAATTGATAAAGGTCGCACCGCCGGCAATGACGATGTACCACCAGGATGATTGGTCAATCATGGCGCCGGAATTG